TATTGTGTAAAATTATAAAAAATAAAATATCTTGTACAAAAAGAACACCTGTAATGGGTGTTCTTTTGTTATTTGCAGGAGTTGAATATTATGAAATGTGGTTCAATAGTAAGAATTAATGATAACAATGAATGGAATGGACTATATGGAGTAGTTAGATATATAAGAGACAATATAGCTTATATATTCTGTGTATGTCATCCAACAGATTTATATGTAGCTACAGAACAGAATAACATTTGCATTATAGAAGAATAGAAAGGAAGTGATCTTATGGGAAATAAAAAGTCAAGAGGACATCCTTTGAAGTGGAAGAGTCCTGAGATTCTTAAGAAGAATATAGATGCATACTTTCAGTGGTGTGAAGATAAGGAGAAACATATCACTGTGAGTGGTCTTGCTTGGTGGTTAAATACTGATAGACTAACTCTTCTGAACTATGAGAATGCAGAGGAGAATGGATGGCTAAAGAGATGTGATGAGGCAACAAAGCAGGAATACATTAACGCTATAAAAAAGGCTAAGAGAAGAATTGAACAGGAGTATGAAGATTCATTGTTTTATAAGAACTCTGTTACTGGTGCAATCTTCACTTTGAAGAACAATTATGGTTGGGTTGATAAGCAAGAAATTGTAAATACAAACAACAATATTGAAGTAAAATTGGAAGATGATGAGTAGTTTTACGCAATTCAAAACAATGAATGGCTCAACCATGCGGATTAGATGGTATTAAGCTTATGCGTGAAACTGCGATTTGACGCAGTTCATAATAATTAAGATGAAATCGTGAAGCCATCAAGCAAGTGCAGTGATGGTGTCTATGGAATTGAAATAGGTACTGTATATTGAGTAGAAATATATTCAATAGAGGGGGGTATCCCCATATTTTGGAAAAATAGCGGTCAATGGTTAAAAAATATTTATTTTTTATTTTCTAGGAGGTGGAAAGTTTTGGAAGGTAACTATTAGTTATCTTCTTTTTTTATGCCTTAAAACATTTATGGAAGGAAGTGTTTTCTGTGGAATCAGAATTATTGGAAGGTATTAAAGGTTATGAAGGAAAATATCAAATAAGCAATTACGGAAGAGTATGGAGCGTTAAAAGACAAATATATTTAAAACCCAAAACAACTAGAGATGGTTATTATGCTGTTTGCTTGGTTGCCAAGAATGGGAAATTAAAACATGAAAGAATTCACAGGCTTGTGGCATTAATGTTTTGCCCGAAAGAAAAGGATAAGATAGTGGTTAATCATTTAGACGGTAATAAAAAGAATAATTATTATAAAAATTTAGAATGGTGCACTGTGAAAGAAAATACAATTCATGCTTATAAAAATGACCTAGGAAATTTTAAAGAGAATTTGAAAATGGCAACTCAAAAAGCTAGAAATAAAGTTTCTCATACTATAATTGTTTATCAGAATGGTGTATTCATAGGTAAGTTTGTTGGAAAAGAGAAATGTGCAGAATTTTTAAATATTTCACCTAAAACAATATATAACTACATTCATGGTAAATGCTCAAATAGAAAAGGATATAGTTTTGTGAAAGCTGGAGGTGATGTCAGATGCAACCATTAAAAATTAATATATCTAAAAAAGTATTTAATAAGGCTTACTTGCCTTATTTAGAGGATTATAAACATAGATTCAATGTTTTTTATGGTGGTGCCTGAACGCCGGCTCTGGAAAATCACATTTTGTAATTCAAAAGATGGTTTTTAAATATCTTAAGTACCCTAACCGTAAATGTCTTGTTATTAGAAAAGTTGGTAACACCTTAAGAGATTCTATTTTTGCCTTGTTTAAATCAGTACTTGCAGATTGGCAGCTCTTTGATCGTTGCGATATCAGAGAAACGCTTTTAACTATAGAATTCCCTAATGGCAGCCAGTTTATATTTAAGGGCCTTGATGATTCTGAAAAGATAAAATCCATTGCCAATATAGATGATATAGTAATTGAAGAAGGTACAGAAATAAGCCTTGATGAATATTCACAGCTTAATTTAAGACTTAGGTCTAAAAATCCTTATAACCAGATTCATATTATGTTTAACCCAGTTTCTAAAAGTAATTGGGTTTATTCTCAGTGGTTTGACGAAAGTGGATATGATAAAAAATCAACAACCGTTTTGCATACAACATTTAAGGATAACAAATTTTTGCCCTCTGATTATATTGAGGCCCTACTTGCCATGGAAAAGGATAATTACATCTATTATAAAATATATGCCCTTGGTGAGTTCGCTACGCTTGATAAATTAGTATATACAAATTGGCATACTTTAAGTTTTGATTTTAGAAAAGTTTTAGCCAATGATAATGTAACCGCAGTTTTTGGACTTGATTTTGGTTACATAAATGATCCTAGCGCCTTTATATGTGTATTGGTGAATAAAACCTCAAAGATGATTTATATTTTTGACGAATTCTATGAGAAAGGTCTTTTAAATGATGCTATAGCAGGGAAAATAAGAAAAAAAGGCTATAGAAAAGAAATAATAATTGCTGATTGTGCTGAACAAAAATCTATTGAAGAGATTCGAAGAGCTGGTATTTATAGAATTATTCCTGCAAGAAAAGGTAAAGACAGTATTATGAATGGAATTCAGTTTTTGCAACAATTTAAAATAATAGTTCATTCTAGCTGCGTTAATACAATTGAGGAATTTAAAAACTATACATGGCAAAAGGATAAAAGTACAGGTGAATATATAAATAAACCAATAGATAAATATAATCATTTACTAGATGCTCTTAGATATTCTATGGATGGGATAAGAAAAAGTAATAGTGCACCAGTAATTATTAAAGGACTGTAGGAGGTGATGACTTGCTAACTGATTTAAATTTTTTAAACCCCGGTGAAATATGGCCCCCGGCTTCTGAACGAGGGCGACTTGAAATGTATGCCAGGAACAAAGAAATATTTGAAGGCAATCACACAGAAGTTTTTGCGGATCAGTTCAAAAGAATTGAGAGGGTAATAGGAAACTGGCAGCAAGTAATAAGCTATGCTGTATTGACTAACTATCAAAAACTTATAAGCCTTAAGACTGCTGATTTGCTTCTGGGGGAATTTCCACGATTCAAAATTGATAAGAGTTCCAGTGATGAACAGAAAGCCGTTGATAACATAATTGAAAACTCAGATTTAATAAACACAGCTTATGAAAATACGATTGATATTAGTCGTTATGGAGATGGGCTTTTTTTAGTTTATAAAGATTCTGACAGTAAAACAGGAAGTATTGATGTAACTCAACCCTCAATATGGTTTCCTATAGTATCACCTGATAACCTTAAAAAAATTAAATATCATGTTTTGGCTTGGCGGTATGATGTAACTGAAAATACAAATAACGGCTTCTTCTCTAGCTTAATTTTTGGTAATAATCTAGTTAAACAGAGTTTTCTTAAGGTTCAGATTCATTCTAAAGGTAGTTACGAAGAAAGAAAATACCAGCTTGATACTGGACCTACTTCTTTTATAGGCAAACTTCTTAGTGTTGACATTGTTAATACTGGGCTTAAAGATTTTGCCGTAATAAATGTACCTAACGTCATTACATCTGATAGGATTACGGGTATTAATGATTATGATGATTTGAGTAGCCTTTTAAGTGAATTGGAAGTCCGTTTAAGTCAGGTTTGTAAGATACTTGATAAGCATGCCGCACCTTCTGTACAGGGTCCTAGTGGGGCAATTGAAAAAGACCCACAAACTGGGGAATGGAAACTTAAGATGGGGAATTACTTTCCTCGGGATAGTGTAGATGATCCACCTTTAGAGTATGTAACATGGGAAGCTAGCCTTGATGCAAATTTCAAAATTATAGACAAAATAATCAATCTTCTCTATGTAATTTCTGAAATGGGTAATACGATTTTTGGAGATATGGATAACAAAGGGTCTGTTGGTCAGCTTTCCGGAATCGCACTAAGACGTTTAATGATTTCTCCATTGGCAAAAGTAAACCGTATAAGAATGCGAATGGATCCTGCTCTTAAAAAAGCTATAAAATTATGTTCTCAGCTTGGTGGCGAAAATATAATTGATTTAACCGGGAAGTCTTTAAGTATTGTATGGAAAGACGGTCTGCCTCAAGATGAAATGGAACAGGCAAATATAATGTCTATTAGAACTGGTGGTAAACCTACTATAAGTCAATATAGGGCAGTTCAAGAGCTTGACGACTTAAGTGCCGAAGATACTCAGATTGAGATTGATAGAATTGATGAAGATGAATCTAAGGTCAATCCTGTGGGCAATGGAAACTTTCCTTTTTCAAGTACTGCAGTAACTGGAGATATTGAAGACCAAAATACTGGTGGTGCTGAATAATGAATGATAGATTAGTTCAGAAACTCATTGAAATATATAAGGAGGCTCAACAGGGGCTTGTAAAAACTATAGCTGAAAAAGAAGCCAAAGGAAATTTAGCAACCTATCAAAAGAGTTTATTATTTCAGGTAAATCAAATATTATCTGAGCTTACGAATCAAGCTTATAATCTGACTAATGAAATAGTTGAATCTTATTACAAAGATACTATTGACGAGGTTTTACAAGACTTAAAGGATAAGGGTCAGCAAGTTGTAAGTAATGGATTTTCAAAACTTCATACTGGGGCTATAGCTGTTATTGCTAAAAATTACTTTGAAGACCTAAGAGATGCAAACAACTTTGTTGGTAGACAAATTTCTGATGCAGTGAGAAAAGCTGGACTTGATGCAGTATCTCGGAAAATTGCAACTGGTCAAACTGTTAAGGAATGTAAAAAGAATCTTGTTAATATGCTTATTGACCAAGGCCTTAATGGTATTAAGGACAAGAGAGGTAGAATGATAAGCTTAGATGCTTACGCTTCAACTGTAGCACGTTCTACCACCGCTGAGGCAACAAATACAGCTACTACAAATCAGCTTACTGAGCTTGGATATGATTTAGTTAAGATGACAGAGCATTCACCTACGTGTGCCGTATGTGCGTTATACCAAGGACGTGTTTATTCCATTAGTGGGAAAGATACAAGGTTTCCACCTTTAAGTGTTGCTTTTAGTGGTGAGTTTGCAAATATTCATCCTAACTGTGTTCATAGGTTGTTCCCATATATTGAATCTTTAGCAGATGATTTTGCCAAAGATCTAGCATTTAGTAACAGACCTTTTGAGTTATCTGAAAAAGATAAAAAGGTTTTAGATACTTATAATAAGCAGCAAAAGGAAAAAGTGAAACTTAGGAATGACCGTAACCAATATCAAAGATATAAATTATCAATGCCAGGTGATACACCTAAGAATTTTGCTAGTTTTAGAAGAATCAAAAACTCAGATAGTGAAAAATATAAAAACTTATTGAGTAGTTATAGAAGTCTAAGACAAGGGGGCGAGGGATAAATGAATATTCCTGAAAGTGTAAAGATTGGATTTAAAGATTATAAGATAAATAAAGTTGACGGAGATGTTATAGATGGTACTGCTGTTTGCTATGGGAACATAAAGTTTGATGATGGTATTATAAATATTGCTAATAAGTATAGTACGGACCAAGTTAATTGTACTTTATTTCATGAAGTAATACATGGCATTGATGATAACTTTGATATTGGTTTATCTGAAGAACAAACTCAAAAACTTGGTAAAGGTCTTTATGGGTTCATTAAAGATAATCCTTTGATATTCAAAGATAAAATGATTGATGCCAACAGTATAATTACGGGTAAATTTGATAAAGAGCTTTTAAAGGCAATAAGTGAAGGAAAATTGTCAGAGTTTATAAAATCGCATGAAAGGAGGGTGGGTTTATAATGGCTAAGTATAGAAAGAGGCCTGTTGTAGTTGAAGCATATCGTCCGTATCATGGCAAAATGCCACAATGGTTTGAAAATGCATTAGAGACAGGCAGAATAAGAGAATTAGTATCTGGAGGATTCAATATTGATACCTTGGAAGGAACTATGGAAGCAAGTGTGGGTGATTATATTATAAAAGGTGTTAGTGGAGAAATCTATCCATGTAAACCAGATATATTCGAAAAAACTTATGAGCATGTATTTGTGCCCGAGGATAGTAATGGAATATGTGAAGATACTGAAAAATCAAAGATTACAGGAACTACAGTAGATGTAAGTGTTAAAAATAGTTTTGGCTACGCACTAGAATTATTAAAGCATGGTAAAGCAGTTACCCGTAAAGGATGGAATGGTAAAGGTATGTTTGTATACTATGTCCCAGAGAATTCTTATAAAACTATAACAGATGTAGCTAAAAAAGAATTTGGAGAATATGCTAATTATAGTCCATACTTAGCTATAAAAAATATTAACGGAACTATTAGTACATGGGTTCCAAGTATAAATGATTGTTTAGCAGAAGATTGGGAAGAAGTAGAGCTTTAGAAATAAGGCTTTTTATTTTTACACTTTTTTAATAATGAAAGGAGATTAGTAAAATGGCAGATTTAAAGAAAATATTTGGTGAAGAATTATACAACCAAGTTACTGAAAAATTAGGAGAAAACAAAATTGATGTTGTTTCTGATGGAAGCTATATTGCCAAGAATAAATTTGATGAAATCAATGCTCAAAATGAAACCTATAAAACTCAAGTAGGTACTTTAAATGGTCAAATTAAAGACCTTGAAAAGTCAGCTGGTGGCGATAAGGATTTACTTACAAAGATTGAAACTATGAAAGGTGATAATGAAGCTTTAAATGGCAAAATCAAAGATATAACAATAAAAAATGCAATAAAAATGGCTTTAATAGAAAGTAAAGCTAAATACCCAGATTTGCTTGCTAAAGAAATTGACATCTCAAAATGTAATGTTGATGAAGCTGGGAATACAACAGGAATAAAAGAGCAATTGCCAAGTTTACAAGAAAACTATAAAGATTTTTTTGAAGCTGAAATCCCTGGAAATGGTGGAGGTAATCCTCCAGGAGCAACGAACAGTAATGTTCCTAACTTGGATGAAGAATATCAAAATGCTTTGAAAAGTGGGAACTTGCCTTTGGCAATTTCTATAAAAAATAAATTATTTGATAAAAAATAGGAGATGATTTTATATGGCAAACGCTAGTGGTCAAGGTACAGTTTGGAATCTGCCAAACTATGCCGGAGAATTATTTACAGCAGATATGATTAATACACCATTCTTAAGTATGATTGGTGGACTTACAGGAGGAAAACAAACTGAGAACTTTGAATTTCCAGTAGATTCAACCTACACTATGCCAGCAGCAGCACAACCCGGAATAACTGAAACAGCTTCTTTAACTGCTCCAACTGCGATTGGATATACTAGGGATCAGAAAACAAATGTAACTCAAATATTTCAGGAAAAAGTTTCAATTTCTTATGTTAAATTAAGTAATGCTGGAAGAATGAGCGGTCTTAATACAGCAGGACAACAGAATAATGCTCCTTCTGAAAAAGACTTTCAGATTGCCAGATCCCTTGAAAAAATCGGTAGGGATATTGAATATACTTGCCTTAATGGTGTTTATCAAGTCTCTACAAGCGCAACAGTGGCAAATAAGACAAGAGGTATGATTTCATTATGTTCTACTGGCAGTACAGTGGCAGCGGCAGGAGCAAGCTTAAGCAAATCTTTAATGGACACTTTATTTAGAACTATGTATAGTAACGGTGCAATGTTTAAGAATATGGTTTTATGGGTTAATGGTTTCCAAAAACAAGTCATATCAGGTCTTTATGGTTTCGCACCACAGGACAGAAATATTGGTGGTGTTAACATCAAACAAATAGAAACTGATTTTGGAAACATAGGAATAGCTTTATGTAGATTTATGCCAACAGATACTATACTTGCGTCTGAAATGTCTGCAATAGCTCCAGTGTTTCAGCCTGTACCTGAAAAAGGTAACTTCTTCTACGAAACACTTGCCAAGGCTGGAGCTTCTGAAGATGGACAGATATTTGGACAATTTGGTCTTGCTCATGGAGATATAGCATTGCACGGAACTATTACAGGATTAGCTACGTCATAGGGAGGAATTAAGATGGCTACACCAAAACCAAAAATAAAAGATCATCCAGCAATACCACCTAGTGTTAAACAAACACTGGTAATGCCAAGTCAAACCGATAGTGTCGCAGCTGATGTTGCGACGATTAAAGATGATTTTAATGCTCTCTTAGCAAAGTTAAGAGCAGCAGGATATATTGATAGTTAGGAGTGAGAAAGATGGCTAAATTTAAAGGTTATGGACTTGTATGGAACAAAGATAAAGATGAAGTTTTATGTGAATTTAAAAATGGAGAAGCTGAAACTTCCGATAAGAAAGTAATATCTAAACTCAAAGAATTAAAGTATGAGGAAATAGATACTACTGGAGATACTGAAGTTCAGGCGACTGAAAATCCTGCACCAGCTGAAACAAAATAGCGAGGTGATTTTATGGCTTTGATAGTAGGAACTAATAGTTATATTGATGTTGATGAGGCACAAGCCTATTTTGATAATAGGCTTTATTCTGATGCATGGACTAATGCTAGTCAAGAAGATAAGTCAAAAGCTCTCATAACGGCAAGTAGTAGAATAGACAATGTTCCAGTAATGGGAATTAAAAAAATATATTCTCAGCCTTTAGAGTTTCCTAGGTACTTTGAAACTGATGTAAGTCAGAATGTTAAAAATGCAGTTTGTGAGGAGGCTCTTGCTTTACTGAAAGGAGTTTCTAAACGTATAGAATTGCAAAGACAAGGTGTAAAATCATTCAGTTTTAATGGGGGAATGAGTGAGAACTATGGCAATGGTAAAAATTCAATTCTATATTCTCATGAAGCTATGGAATTTATGAAGCCTTATTTTGGGAGTGTGAGAATGGAATGATAGAGGATTATTTTAATACTATGATTGCTTGGAAAAAGTCTCTTGGTAAAAATACTTATGATGAGGAGGAATATGAAGTTGTCAATACTCCTTGTCTCAAGTTTGATAAAATTAGGCTTACAACTAACAAACAAGGGGAACAGGTAACTTCTACATCGACTATTAATATGAAAGATAAACCTGGTTATGATGATATGCTTGACGGCAGAAAGATACTTACTATAAATAGTATGAATGGCCTAGATATCATTGAAGCATATGAGGTGTTGATATGAGTGATAAAGAATGGACACAAATTGATGGATTAGCAGACCTTGAAAAGAATTTTGACAAAGCTCTTAAAGAAATGGGAGAAATAAATAATAAGGCTTTTACTGATGTTGTTCTAGGTTTACATGGTGAATCAGTAAAACAGGCTCCTGTAGAATTTGGAGATTTGAGAGGTTCAAGTTCAGGTACTGTGAATGGAACTACCATATCAAAGGGTGACAAAGATGGTAATATTGACGTGATTGGAAATGCACAAGACGAAGAAATCATGCAGGGAACTGTTGGCTTTTCGGTTGAATATGCAGCAACACAGCATGAACATTTAGAATTTAAGCATCTCAAGGGTGGTAAAGCAAAATACCTCGAAGATCCTTTTAAAGCTAATTCGCAAAAATATATTGACCATATTGCACAAGCAAATAAGGACCACTTAGGGTAGGTGATTTTATGCTAGAAGAAATAGGAGT